CTGTTCTTAAAACTACAGAAAGTCAAGTACAAACCAATACTGGGTTACCTAGCACAGGAGGTAGACAAGGTAAAGGATTTGTAGCATCAAATTGGGTTTATACTAAAGCAATTGAAAACCTTAACAATGGAAGCGGTTTAGCATTTGGAAACAATGTTGGATTTTTAGAAAGCGAAGCAAATAGTGTAATTGTATTTACAAATGACACTGCAAGACTGAAAGTAAATGATACCGAAACAATTGCATACGGAAATATTATACCCGATGCAACTGCTAACAATAGAGACTTAGGATCTTCTACAGCTAAATGGAAAAATTTATATGTACAAACTCTCACAAGCGATGGATCTAGCAATGCGGGAGATATATTACCGACTCAAACAGCTACATATAATTTAGGAAGTGCTTCGTTAAAATGGAATGATTTATATATTGGAACAGTTTCAGCAGGTGCAGTTAACCCTTCGGCACATAATACTCAAAACCAGGGAAGTAGTAGTAACAGATGGAATACCATTTATGCAACTACATTTAATGGTACTGCTACCAGTGCAAATTATGCAGACTTAGCTGAAAATTATTTGGCTGACGATGATTATGAATTTGGGACAGTCCTTATATTCGGAGGTGCACTAGAAGTAACTTGTGCTGCAACAAAAGGCGATAAACGTGTTGCAGGCATAGTTTCTGAAAAGCCTGCTTATTTAATGAACAGCGGATTAGAAGGTCAACATGTTGTTGCAGTAGCACTACAAGGTCGTGTACCTTGCAAAGTTTTAGGTAAAGTTTCAAAAGGTGATATGCTTGTCACAAGTGCTATTCCTGGATACGCAATTGTTGATAATGATCCACGGATAGGCTCTGTGTTAGGTAAGGCAGTAGGAGAAAAAACCAGCGACGGGAAGGGCGTTGTTGAAATTGTAGTAGGAAGATTATAATGTCACAACAAACAGTTAATATAGGAAGTAGTGAAAATAAAGGCGACGGAGATCCATTACGAGACGCATTTATCAAAATTAATAGCAATTTTACAGAATTGTATGATAATTTTAATTCATTAGAATATGATAAAAATACGAAAACATTTACAGGTACCTTTGATGGTGATTTAATAGGAAGTGTTTTTAGTGATACGTCTATGACAGTAATAGATGGTATATCAGGAGAATTAAAGTATTATCCAAGCTCAACATCAGATTGGAATAATACTGCTCCTGCAACAGTAAGCGAAGCTCTTGACCGAATAGCAGCAGCAATAAAGGCACTAAACGGAACAGGAGCCTAAGATAAATATACTTATTAGGAAATTATATAATGGCAACAAGATATCCATTAATTATTGATAGCACAGACGATAATAAGATAAAAGAAATTCCAAGCGGAGATGATTTAAATTTAAGCGGCAATAATATTGTAAATGTTATCGATATCACAGCGTCAGGAACTGTTACCGCAAACAGTCTTTCTGTAGATACAAATAATTTCACTATTGCAGGACAAACTCTTGACAGTGTGGCATTTACAGGAAACTATAACGATTTAGATGGATTGCCTGTTCTTTTTAGCGGCAACTACGCAGATTTACAAAATAAACCTACTCTCAAAAATACAACTTTAGATTTAGATGATGTAAGTGGTGTTTTTCCATTGAATCAACAAATTTTAGTTTATGATGCAAATCTTGGCTATTATCAGCCACAAAATTTACCGTCATTTGCAACTACACTATTATCTGATTTACAAAATGTAAGTTTTTCCTTTTTAGCACCAAACGATGTGCTAAAATATAATGGCAATTTTTGGACAAATAGCAGGGTAGACTTTTCGGAAATTACCGGCACAGAAAACGTATTACTACAAGGTAACCAGTTGGTAGGCGATTTAGTTGGATCAGTATTCAGCGATGGTTCTACCACATTAGTAGATAGTATAGCTGGTAAAATAATAGGTCCAGTTGAGACAAGTTCTGTTGTAACAAATTCTTTTATATCAAATGATCCTTCTATAAGACTAGGACCTGGGGTTGAAGTTTCATTTTACGGTATTGGTGTAGGATCAAACAGTAAAATTGAAGGCTATGGAATAGGAGTAGGAGTTAATTCACAAGCTGATTCTTACGGAACAACTATTGGAGCATTTGCAGGAACAAAGCATGTAGAAAATAATACCGCATATACTGTAGCATTAGGAGCATTTGCACAACAAAATGCAAATCCAGGTGATACAACAGGCATCGGAGCAATAGCAATTGGTGTTTTGGCAGGTGATAGCAATCAAGGAGCTAATTCAGTTGCCATAGGTAGATACGCTGGACGCAATAATCAAGCACAAAAAAGCATTGTAATTAATGCAACTGACAGCGATCTTGAAAACACGATAGAAAATAGTTTAGTTGTAAAACCAATTAGAGAGGCCGATGGTTTAACATTACTACAATATAATAAGGACACAGGCGAAATTACGCATAGTGGATCAATTGTTGGCGATGTAAAAGGCTCAGTGTTTGGCGATGATTCTACACCAATATTAGATGCTATAAACCATAAATTATTTGCGGATGTTGAAACATACCAAGTAGAGGCGTCTGTAATAGGTGCAGGAAGCATATATAATAAACCAGGTAGTTCAACTATTTTTTCAATTTCTGCTCAGCCCGGAACACTTTCTATGTCAATTCAAGGTGCAGATGAAACTGGTGTTACGCAAGGAACACCTTTAACTATTAGTCCTGGAAACAATACTGATAATACTGCACAAGGTGGCGAATTATTAATTATAGGTGGTAGCGGAAACCCTGGCGGAGAAGTAGAAATTTATGGGGGTAATGCTAGGAACGGTGGTACCGGAGGTGCTACTTATCTTGCTGGTGGAGCCAATGTAGATGGTAGTGGTAATGGCGGTAACCTTTATCTCAGAGGTGGAAGAGATGTAGTTAATGATGTTGACCACGGCGATATATACATAGGCGATACACAAACAAAAAATATTTATGTGCATGGTAATATAGACTTTGTTGCATCAACGGTAAAAAACATCCAGCAATTTACAAAATTTTATTACAATGGTGGCACTACTCCTGTAACAACTGTGAGCCCAAGCGACAGATTAGGATTTACTATTGGAACTTGGACTGAAATGACTCAAGCAAATCAAGCAAGTTTAGGGTTAGGCCCTACAAATTCGGCATACAATCCTACCTTAACTGGTATAAGCTTTGATCCAACAAATGCAGAGTTTAGAGGTTTTTTACAAGATAATTTATATTATATTGCAGTTACTATGCAAGCCAGGATCGACAGTACAGGAGTCTTTAATAGTGTTATCACTTATAATGTAGAGCTTCAGACCCGTAATCAAAATACAGTTTTATACAGTAGTGTTGATAATATTATAAAATTACCAGATAGTGTGTATGGTGGTGCAGGTTATGTTCCATGGTTTCCAACTGTTAATATGTCTTTACATACAAAATTCGAAAATGCAAATCCATTACTAAACACAGTAAGGATAGAATTAGATAGTGACCAAAGCCAGGATTATCACATACAATTTGCCACAATAGAAATAATTAAATTATAAACGGAGTATTATATAAAATGGCATTACAAACAATTAATATTGGAAACCTAGCCAATGACGGGACAGGCGATGACCTCCGCGAAGCTTTTATAAAAGTAAATAATAATTTTACAGAGCTTAATAATGTAATTATTTCAACAGATACAGATGGGCAAAATTTAGGAGCAGGCGAAGGCATTTATAACGGAAAACTAGATGCAACTTTACAATTTAAAAGCTTACAAGCTGGATCTGGCATTTCGTTAAATTCAAGCGGTAGTACTATAACCATAACTGGCAATCCTGGTATTGAATCTTTAATAATAACTACTGACAACGGAAGTATACAATTACCTGGAGGCAATAGGACTATTCCTTTGTACGGTGGAACTAATATAAACACTCGCCATGATAGTGGCAATCTTTATATTGATGTAGATGGCACAGAATTAGTAGCATTAGATACTAACCCACGATTAGGCGGTACCCTTAATGCTAACAGTAAAGACATACTAGGTGCTAAAGATGTTTCTGCACTAAGATTTTTAGGAAATCTAGAAGGCCTAGTAAATGGAATTGATGTTAGAGAATTAAATGACGGTTTGATTAATTTTGACCTAGGCGGAATTAATACAACTGCTACAAGTGTCATTGAATTTATTATATTAACAACAGACTTTGATTTTGGTAGTTTTGCTAATCCTTTACCTGTTAGTGTGGATGGAGGAACAATTTAATTCCAATAAATACATTATCAGGAGTTAAAATGTCAGATTTTTGGAAAATTAAAACCGGAGCAATACTAACCACTTTAGAAGAAAGAATTACTACATCTTATGTCTTACCATTAAAAGACGAATTCCTTCCTTTAAATACTTCAGGTGTACAAATATCAATTTTAAATGGTACTATACCAAGAGGATTGCGTTTAGTAGATGCTGCCTTTATTGGCACTCCTTACGAAGTTGCTATTGATACCATCTACACTTTTACTGTTAGAGCAGAACTAGAAGGACATGTTGATGACAGGACATACAGCATAAAAGTTATTGGTCCTGATGATCCTGTGTGGGTAACTCCAGAAGACCTACTTCCAATAGGTAGCAACAATTCATTATTTATAATCGACAGTGTTCCTGTGGATTTCCAACTCGAAGCGTATGATCCTGATACTATAGCCGGAGACACGTTAGAATTTTACATACAACCTAAGGACGGCGAGTTACCTCCAGGAATACAACTAACTACAGATGGTAGATTAGTTGGTGTTGTTGAACCAATACTTGCACTAGAAAAAGCTGCAGCAAGTGGAAATTTTGACAGTAATAATTACGGTGTATTTCCATATGATTTTGGAATTAGACCTGACAATGGATTTGATAGTTTTTTCTATGATGTTGTAATTTACGATACCAGCTTACCATCGAGAAGTCCAAAAAAATTAAATAGATTTTATGAATTTATTGTAAGTGTGAGTGATGGTATTTCAATTGTAAAAAGACCTTTTAGGATATATGTTGTCGGCGATGATTTTCTAAGAGCTGATAACACTATCATGCAAGTTGGTACAGGAATATTTTCTGCAGACAATACCCATATTAGGGTACCTATTTGGCTTACCCCTAGTGATTTTGGTTTTAGACGTGCAAATAATTATATCACATTATTCCTTGATGTTATTGATCCTAACTCTTTGATTGGAGTAATTACTTACAGTTTGCAGGCAACAAATGACGATGGTAGTCCTAGTTTATTACCGCCAGGGTTGATATTAGATGAATCTAATGGAGAAATTGCAGGCTTTATGCCGTATCAACCTGCTGTTACCAAAGAATTTAAATTTACCATCCGGGCAACTCGACTTGTTCCTAATTCTCCAGAACAAAGTTTTAAAGACAAAACTTTTAAAATTACATTTTTAGGAGAAATTGACAGCATATTAACCTGGAACACTCCAAACAATCTAGGAACTATTAACAGTAACTTTGTTAGTACCCTATCTGTAAACGCTAGCTCAACTGTTCCTAATGCAAATCTTTTATATACCTTTGTAAATGGCAAATTGCCTCCGGGATTAAGTTTAAATTATGACGGAGAAATAATTGGTAAAATAAACAGCTTCGGATCAGTGGATGCTTTAGGATTAACAGTATTTGATAATAACTTATTTACATTAGATAATAACCTAACAAAAATTGATAGACAATTTAATTTTACTGTAAGAGTACAAGATAATTTTGGATACAGTGCTATAACACGAGATTTTTCCATAACAGTTACTGATCCCGATGATAAACTCTACAGTAATTTGTACATGCAACCTTTCTTGAAACAAACACAAAGAGACACATACGAGTTGTTAATTAGTAATAATAATATTATTAACAGTGAAATTATTTACCGTCCAAATGATCCTGCTTTTGGTATACAAAAACAGTTAAGAATGTTACTGTATAGCGGATTAGAAACTAAAGAATCACAATATTATGTTAGTGCTATATCTAAGAATATAAAAAGGAAGAAATATAAATTAGGAAAAGTTAGAACAGCAGTCGCAAAAATTCCAGGAACTACAACTGTGGTATATGAAGTTGTTTATGTAGAAGTAATTGATCCTAATGAACCTTTAACCGGAAAAACAGCAAAAAGAATTGAAATTAAAACTAATAACATAAAAACAGTAGATAATACAATGTTCGAAATTACCCCTGAAAGTGTTGAAAATATCAGTCCTAGTGGTGTAAGCCTTGGCACAAGAGGAGGAGATGTAGAATATTTATTTTACCCTAATTTTATAGTCGGTACCAGGGCAGGAGACATTTTAGTAAAAACAAATCCAATTCAAGTAGGCCTACGCACTGGATTTGATTTATCTGTTGGAACATCTATACAAGGTTCAGATGATCCTTATAGATTTAGGCCAGTACCTGAAAACACTGTAAAAGTAGATTCTGATGCTTTTACAATAGATGGTAATAAAAAAAATGTAAAATATATAAGTAATATATCTAATATAAGAAGTAATCTTAGATTAGTAGGGGAAACAGAAAGAGAATTTCTACCATTATGGATGCGGTCCGCACAACCGGGCACTATTGTAGAATTAGGATATGTACCAGCGATTCCAATTTGTTATTGTAAACCAGGAACTAGTCAGCAGGTAGTAACTGCATTAAAATTAGCTGGTGTTAAATTTAATCAATTCAACTTTGATATTGATAGGATTATTATAGATAGTACAATAGGTAATTCACAAGAACAATATATAGCATTCCATAATTATGAGTACAACATTTAACTCTAATAAGTAAAGAATAAGGAGAAAAAAAATGGCAAGCAATATAAACGCTAGTGGTATAGATGAAAATTATCCAGTAGCAGGTCAAGATAATGACAGTCAAGGTTTTAGAGATAATTTTAATGTTATAAAAAATAACCTAGCTAGTGCATATACTGAAATAACTGATTTACAAAATAATACTGCTAAACTTAACGCTTTAAATGATTTTAATGGAGAAATAATACAAAATGCCAGTTTCCAGCAAACAAGCGAAGAAGTTTATTCAATTGGTAATCAACAAGGAGTAGTTGAAATTTCCTGGAATAATGGTAATTATCAAACTTTTACAGCCACAGGCGATGGTACATATAATTTAAAAGATTGGCCAGCCACTGGAACAGTTGGTAAGTTACGTGTTGTAGTGTTTGGACCAATTGCTGCTGTGACACATAACGTTACATTTGTTCCAATAGGCGGTGCTTTCAAAGATAATGGAAATTTTTCCCCTGCTCTAACAATAACCACAGGTGAAACAAAAATATTTGACTTTTGGACTGCTGATCAAGGTATCACAGTGTATGCTGATTATTTAGGTAACTTTACATGATACATCCATTATTAGGACATTTAAAAGATTCTTCAGAAGAAGAGTTAACAAAAAATATTTCTAAATTAACACAGGCCCTGTATTCAGTTAAGAACGAATACCTTATTCAACAAATACATATAGCATTAGATGATTTAAAAGAAGCTTTGCAACAAAAAATTAAAAAAGATCCAATTGCAAATAACAATGATGTTGACAATCTTATAAATATCAATTAAAATATTTGTATGGTTATTGATAAAAACACTGATCTAGTAATTTTCGATCACAAAGATATTGTAGAAATTTTATATAATGATAACTCAGCAGTCCTAAATAGTATCTTAGGATCAGATTCAGATGAGGAAATAAAAAATTACAACAATACTGCTGACACATTCTATTATAATAAAATAAATATTTTTGCAGAAAATAATAATTTAACACAAAAAAATATTGATCAAGTTTTCCAATCAGAATGGCTCATGCCAAATGAATATTATAAGATAAATCTTTTAGAGTTTTTGTTAGAAAAATGTACTAGTCAGATTGAAATTGAAAGATGTAAATTTGAATTAAGTATTTTTGAAAAACAAAATTTAGAAAATCTATTAAGGTATATGATTTATCTTAAAGCTATAGCAAAAGAAAACCAAATCATATTAGGTGTAGGCAGAGGATCAAGTGTTGCAAGTTTTATTTTATTTTTGATAGGAATACATAAAGTAAATCCTATCATTTACAATTTAGATTTTAATGAATTTTTAAAATAAAAAGGAAGACGAATGGCTCAAAAAGCACCAGTAAAAAAGACTTATACTAGTCATAGAGGACGTCCTATAGATATCGATGGATTACGTCAAAGAAATGAACTTACTCCAGCAGTAGGCAATGCTCGTGTAAACGCTAGAGGAGATAAGCTAGGCCCAGGCGGTAAAATAATCCAAAGTAGAGAGTCAATGTTGCAGGAATATTATAATAAACAAGGCAACACACCAGATGAAGTAGCAGTATCACAGGACAAAAAACCAGTTCAAGAAGAAATAAAAACAGTTCAAGAAGAGGTTACTGACGAATCTAATTGGGTAGAAGACGAAGACGGTAACTTCGTACAGAAAAAAAGTACAAGATCAAGAACTAAATCATGAAGAGATTTTATGTTAAAAAAATAACAAAAAATTTTTTTTTAGAGATAGACTTATTTAAATCCTTTGTATCATTAAACTGGTTACCTTTATTTAATCACTCTTTTGATCTAAAGTTAAAGGGTTCGCATAGAGGTATATATTGGTCTTTATATTTACTAGGATTTAAAATATTTGAAATTAACATTTATGACAAACGACATCAATCACCTGATGTAAAGTACGATCCAATAATAGATTACTAAAAAGGAAAAATGTTCAATACAGTAAAAGGCAACTTAAAACCTATAAAAGATAAAGTCATTGTATCAGATATGCACTTCGGAGAACAAAAAACTGCAAGTGGTATAATCATACGTGACGATGACGGAACTGCTCATGGCGTTCATCCTCGCTGGGGCCGTGTTTGGGCAAAAGGTCCAACTAATGAAGAAGAATATGAAGTAGGAGATTGGATTTTAATTGAACATGGTCGATGGACCCACGGAATTAAATTAGAAACAGACGCAGGTGACATTACCGTTAGAATGGTTGATAATAAAGATATCTTAATGGCTAGCAAAGATAAACCTAATGATGTAATTATAGGAACAGAATGAGTCAGGTTGATTTGAACAAATACAAAGAATTTGTATCAGCAGTTACGTCAGCAGAAAGTAACAATACAAATGCTATGACAAAACGATTAAACAAAATTGAAACTGAAACTAACGTAAATATGGCACTACTTTTAACAGGTGCTATTGGACTCTCATCGGAAGGAGGAGAATTTGCAGAAATTGTTAAAAAATGC